TTTAAGCTGACCAGTTATCGGGTCAAATATTTCGCAGAGCATACCTTGTAAAAATACAGGGATTGCTCCCCCGCGGATCTTCTTAAATCCAACGGGGCAGGCGAACCGGCCAGAAGCGAGGCCCTGGATAAGGGCATCGTCTAAAGCAGGTAGGGCTTGGGTTAGGAACCCAGTCCCCTCATATTTGACTCTATGCTGGACCGTGACAAAGTCACGCTCCAGGCCTTTCACACCAGGATTCAGCCTCATGAAATCTCTTGTCATGAGACTGTCTAGGAGAGCTACCGGACTTTTCATCGTTGCTCCTTTGGAGTTAGCGATTCCGAGTCCATGTTAGTAGCAGCGTACCTTAATTGGTAGGCTGTGTAGTGACGGGTGGTTCCCTTGTAAGGGTACCACTGCTCGTTGTGTTAAGAGTGTGCCCACAGCCCACGCACATGGCAGCAATTGCCAAAAGCATGGACCAAAGCACAACACGAAAGAGCCACGCGAGGAAAAGATCAACTTGATAGGACGTCATCGTTATCTCCTGTTCAGGTGTTAAAGCCCGATCAGAATAACAATGATAAACTCGCACCAAGGTGCGAAGATTATCAAGATTGAAACTGAACCAGGCGTGCCGTGGTTACTTCTGAATCGTCTCGGAAATCTGTCAACGCTTTCGCGAGTGCCACAATTGCGGCATCCGTGAATCCGAAGGCAGGACGGACGATTGTCATTGACACAGAAGCAATTTGCTTCTGCGTCAGACCCGTGTAGGGATTGGTGGCATTGAGCGTCTGCGTCATTTGGACGTAGTGCTTATCGCCTCCACCCTTCGGTTTCGAGTGACTGATAGTAACAGCATAGCCGTTACCACCAGTATCAACTCGTTCCGACCCATACCCATCTGACCTGACAACAGCCAGGACCAGAGAAGGAGTGGGACTTGCGGCAGCTACGGTAACCGGATCTACTAACATAGGGACGTCTCCTTGGTACTAAAATAAATTACGAGCGTGGGCGGAATGCCCCAGCCCTAGTATTGTCTATACGCTGAGCTAAGATAGCTCCCAGGATAGACAGCTGGTATGGAGAGAGACTCTCCACGATTGTAGTTTGTTTCACATCAAGGACATTTGCGACATTCTGACGAGTTTGACACTCGTATTCAAGAATAGACGTGTGTCGGTTTCTATTACCTACTCCGGTATAAGAAACCTGCACGTTATTCTTATGAATGAGCGTAAATGTAGGGGAAGTACTCTCAAACTCAGTGATAAGCTTACCACGTATATTTGTGGTAATCATACCCCAGTTGATCAGTCCCGGATCATGGTTAATTTCCTCGATAAGTTCGAGGTAGTTGCCAAGACCCGTAAACCAATCGACTAGCCACGTCCATGGGATGATGTTATAAACATCTATGAAACGTGGTATGAGTCCGATCTGATCGGCAAAGAAGCGCCGACGCAATCGGGGGACATTTATAGGGGGAAAGTCGAAAAGCGCGTTTATAACTAAACGCGTTTCCCACTCTCTCTCTATTCGACTAGTTATTCCTAGACCGGGTTCACCGGCTAAGAATTCCTTGTCGTCTGTCTCATAAGAGAATCCCGAGACTCCCGTTGCTCCAGATATACCATTACGTTTGGAGCGAAACGTTGACGGCTTGCCTGATCGAGCCATAAGAAGATTCATCTTCTTACTTATCTTTTCAGGCAATTTCGTCAAATCTGAGAGATCCTTATGGAGCTGCTTCCACCCGAAGTGAAAAGAAAGATATTCACTCGGAATATTCGAGGCTACGTTGCTCGAAAGGTCAAAGACCTTTGCGCGCGTCTTAGGACTCGTTTTTAAGGAAGACCACAGCGCCTTAAGATCATCCGCAGTTCTCCTCGCGGAGATCATACTACGGGTGAGATCTTTTAGCTCGGCCACGTTGCGAGCAAGAGAATAGGCCCTCGAAAACGGGGACACATTCTTAAGCAAGGGAAAGGCATTGCGGGCAGAAATTTCCCGACAAAGCGCCTTTTCAGACGTGATCAAGGCTTCAAAGACACTCTCAGATAGAGTAGATGCGTTGGGCCCATAGTGATCGGTAATAATCTCGTCCGAACCTACCTCATAGTCGGGTATTCCACCGACTGCGGTGCAGGAAGGGTCGAGAGGTACTCCGTCAGTATACCTACGGGTCGAATCAACCCAACGGTGAGACCGACCGGGAACTATCAAGGTAGACTTGAAGAATTCAAGTTCACCTTGTGTGCTCCCAATAAGTCTCGTCCGTTTGGTTGTATCCTTGAGTTCATCCGGGATGGGTTCCTGCCTTGTCAAGGGCTGGACTTGCCACCTCGGAATGGCGACTTCGTTGTGAACTAAATAAGGACTGGAACAGAAAGCAACACCTTTAAAGTTGCTTTGCTGAGACCAGGAATCCTTATAATAGGACCTAACGCGTTCTCGGGGCCCTTGATTGAGCACCGAGGCCGACGCACGATACTTCGTGCGATTAGCCGCTGTAATTGTAGAAGGCCCAACCTTAAAACGAGCTACAGGGTCAATGGCGAAAGCCACTGACTGTACCAAGTGATAAGGTATAAGCTTATACAAGAACGACTCAAGACCAACAGCATCTTTCTTAAGTGTATCATAGCGATATCTATATAATTTATAGAGATCCATACCTTCGGGTAGCCCACGCGTATCATAACGTGGGGGATTCTGAAGGTTTATCGCCATGGCACTTAACTCCGCTGGTGTGAAACAGGCAATGATTCTCATATATGATGAGATCAATCGGACACAAGTGTCC